ACCGGGGTTGGTTGCATTAAAGTCAGTGTCATCAATTTTGAGTGTGGCATTGTAATTGAATTGATTGGCATGGGGCAGTTTCACACTGATCATAGGAATAAATTTGTGACTCTCGCATAGGCCACTGCCCAACAAACTTTCCACATGGACCACATCAAGATCCAATGTGCATAACCAACCACGCTCTAAGATATCGGTAATCATTGAGTACCAAGGCTTCCAATCTTCTGTTTGACCAATTTGAAAACTGTGATTGGCACCAAAATAAACATGCTCACAACCGTGTAATTCCGCAAAGTAGTTGATGTCGTCGGTGTCCTGCAATCCCACTACAAACAGTGTGCGTAATCCATATGCAGGTGACTGTTCAACTTCTGTACCAACAAAGAAATCCACTTCTTCATGTCCTTGGCGATTCATAATTACTGATCCTTCTCGAGTTGTTCCAGGGCTGATGCATCTAATTGTACACTATCTTCCTCACCTTCGTCAACTTCTTCCGTGTCAAATAGTGCGTTAAACTGAGGCCTTGCACTCACAACCTTGTCACCTTTGAAACCGCGTGTGCCCACAATGTCCATCCAATAGCGACTGTAGTGTTCAATAATGGCTTCGGATTCCGCTCGGTCGGCGGTGGCAAATATGGCATCCACAATGTCTTTGAATCGAGCATGGTCACCAGTGCGACCTTTGGTACCTTGGTTCCACATCATGTTGGGCCAAGTGCCTGCATCATACTCACGATTGGCACGCTGTACTGCTTCGATGTGCATCCAAACATTATGACCCATGAGCAAGGCATAGCTGAAACTGTCCCAACTTGTCTTGCCTTCTTTGCCAATCTTGTTTAGGTCACCAGGCCGGTAAACACACACATCTTTCATTTGCATACGCAGACTGACGGGACTTTCATCAAAGTGATCAATCAATCCATCTGCCAATGCGGCTTGTCCATAAGGTCTTGTGTCGGTAGCATATTTTTTATCATCAGCAATGGGACTCATCCTGTAACACCATTTGCTGTTGTGTGGCAAGTCAATGTGATGATACACCTGACCATTGGCAGTGGCAAGAAATGGGCTGGCGCAGTCAAAGCTGATGGTGAAATTGGGATTAACATATTTTCTCACTGCTCGCTGTATGTCTGTGAGCAGCAGTGCCCATTCCAGTTTTGATGTGCCCAAGAAGTGCATCCAGTCGTGAACTCCTTGTTGTAGTAGATTATCGTGTCTAAGGGCCACCAAGCGTCTAAGCACCAAGTGCACGTCGCACATGTTCTGACCACCCATGGCCCAACCATCAAAGTGATTACCGGGATACTGTGCAGGATCGCAATAGTGTTTCATGATGTCGTACCAAGCATCAGCTGACGCATGATGCTCACCCTGTAACACGTTTAAGAAACGTGCACCCCCTTGTTCACGACCTTTTCTATTGCGAATAAAATATTCGTTGTTGAATTTAGTGGCAGCAATGGCTTCTTGCAATGTGGTAATCTTGCAGGCATCGCTGGCTTTTTTGTCGTGTATGACCCAGGTTGGTATGTCCAGAATCATGCCATAGTCGGCAATACCATCCAACCATTTCAGCACTGCATCGCGTTTCTTTTGTGCCTTGGCACAACCAGAGTTGGCACGCCAGTCACCTTCCCATAGGCCTTTGGCAATTTGGAATCCACCCGAGTCACCAAGCATGAATGTGCCAGGCTCGCGACTACGAACCATGTCCTCGGACCAATCCTGTTTGTTCAAATCAAGATTGGCGTGACCGCCTGAATACAGGCTCCAGCGATAGGGAAACAAACCTTTTTGACTGTTGAGCCAATTCATTTCCTCCATGTCCTGCAAGGCTGCGGGCATTCGGGTCTGTGGCACATACGGACCATTCACAGGATCACGCTGTTTGCCTATGTAGGTGGCATAGAACCCCGAGATGGCTGGCAGAAAAACAGCATAGTCATTCTGCTTGGCTGTGAGTTTGTCTTGGGTCACTTGGTCTGTGCTGGCAAGATATAGTTGTAAACAGCAATGCCTGAATCCACTGTGATCTGAGCTGCACCTTCATCACTGATTCGCACAGTCTTGTCACCTACCAAGTCCATAATACTGATGAAAGTCTTCACAGGCCAAGACCACTGACGCTTGAGTTCGCCACCTACCGCAGGATGAAACACAAAGTTACCAGCGTGTGTGCTATGGTCACCAAAGAAAAACTTCAAGTCGCCGTTTTCGGTCTTGGCCTGAAAGTTGGGTTCTTCAGCATTGGCACTGGCCTGCATCTTCAGTCGCTGAATAGCAGCCACAGTGGGTTGGAATTCCACATTCCACTTGGCACCCTTGAATTTCACAGTTTTCAATTTCTCATTCACAATTTCTGGTGCCATAAAACGATAGTTGTTTCGGAAGTCGCCTGTGGCGTTTTCAAAGTTGATGCTTTCTGGACCGCTGTTGTCGCCGCGAGCCTTGATTGATAACTTGGCATTTTCACGATATTCCTGCAAGTTCAACAGGATCTTGAGTTTGCCCAAGTTAGGCATACCAAAGGTACCAATGAATTCTGGCACAGGATTGGCAAAGTGACCATCTACCACCACTGAGCGATCTTCAGCAATGCCTGAGATAGCAGTTTCTTTGTCAGTGCCTGTGATTTTAACTAGGTCAATACAGCCTAGGTCGTGAGTGTGTGATACTAAATCCGACAAATAATCTTTCATGTGTTTCTCCTATGGTGATAGTATACAGGGGTTATTTAGATTTTGCAACAATTTTGGCCAAATTTTGTCCGCCTCTTAGGCTGGCAATTTCTCCTGGCCGTTTTAATTCTATCCATGCTATGTTGGACCGACCTTGATAATTGGACACGAGTAAATCATGTTGATCGGCAATTTGTTTGATCAGAGCAAGGTCTATGTAGGTGCCTGAATAATGATCAATAAGTCTAATGCCATTTTCGTGATCGCAATTGTTATATGTGAAAACAAAATGACCACCAGGTCTCAACAATTGTGCCACTTGTGCCACATACTTGGCCAACACATCCACAGTGCGCATTTCAAAATAGTTCCAGGCAAACACCAATCCAAACTGAGCCAATGGTAGTTGATGAGTTAGGAATGAATCTTGTGTGTCGTCAATGATGTATTCGCGTAGTCTGCGTCGATAAACTTCGTGGTAGCCTGCCTGACAAGGTTTTAGTAATTCATAATTTTTGTCTACTAGATATAGTGGGTCATTACTCACAAGATCGTTTAACCATTCAGCACTGGGTCTCAACACCAAGGCAGGGGTCTGCCAGGAACTCAATACATGTAATCTATGAGCAAACCAAGTATGAAGCTCATCAGACACTGACAATTTACGAACCAGAATAGTTTCATTGCTGTCGTGGCTTGATTCCAGATCAATTTGACGACTTTTTTCTAAAGCAACGGGTACTTGTTGTTGAATTAGTTGATTGACATGGTCAATGGCATTTTGGTATTGTGATTTGTAATTGTCTAGTGCATCTTTGGCAGGGGTCAACCAAGTCCGTAGTGATTCAAAAACTTCAGTTTCTCTAGCAGGATCTAAACTGCTTTCGAAATCTTTGTAGGCGCGCTGTAATTTAGAATCCAAATCCATGTTTTGCATGAGATTGCGTACTCTAACCAATTTATCTAACGGGGTCATTAAAACTCAAACAAGGTTTGGAAAGTATTTTCTGTGTTGGTTGCCGATGCCAATTCCCAACCCAACACACCCAACAAGTTGTCAATCTTTTGATCCACTACTGTGGCTTCCATTTCAGCATCATCAAACGGCAAGTCCTTGAACCACTGTGGCAAGTGTAACTCGTCTGTGGGATAACCAATAGATGTCCATCCCAAGGGATTGGGTTTGAGTTTGCACACAATGGTTTTCATTCCATCCACTATCTGCATTGAATAGTTGTCTGAGTTCATTCTGCGTAGGTTGTTCCAGTTCAAGGCTGCTCGCACATGACCTGGCATATTGGTTTTGCCTTCGCGTTCTTCCTTTTTGCCGTACATGGTCAAATTATTCACACGCTTGGGCGATCCTTTTTCCCAACCTGGTCGTTCGGTAAATTCATACTTGAACTCACGAATACGCTCCACAATCTCCTCACGGCCTGCTCCTGTAAGTACTTTATTTAGAATTTCTGACAGGAACTCTTGAATAACCACAGGTGTATCACTGCGCTTGAGATCCAGGCCCATGGCCTTGACCTTGCCAGGCGACCCATTGACATCAGTGCGTTTGTTTTCTTTGTCAATGTACAGCACAGCATAACGCTTTTTAGTGATAAACAAACCCTTGGCTGCCACAATCTCTCGACCACCACGGATCACATCACCCAGTTCTCGCGGACAGTGAAATGCCTGTTCCATGAAACCAGCAAAACTGGTATTGACCTGATCAGCAATTGAGTTGTACAAGGCAATGCAAGTTTCCTTTGACCACTCCATGCGACCTGCTTCAACTTCTTCTTTCAACGCAGGCCACGCAGTAAAGTAACAGGAGTCTGTGTCACCATAGATAATAGCATCGCCCACATGGTCATACTTGCCTGTGATACATTCATTCACATAGGCATCCATGTGACGGGCAATTGAACGACCTGTGAGCGTGGTTGATTGACCAATGCGTTTGTCAAAGAATCTGCAACCAGGATTCAAGATAGCGCCGTACAAGGAATTCAAATTAATCTTTTTGACCAACTGACGCTTGTCCCAGTACTCCTCATCTTCTTTGTTGGTACACTCACGCAGTTTGGCCTGCATCTGTTTGCGTTCTGCATACCAGCGTTTGATCAAGCCTGGTATTACGCCTTCGGTTTCATAGGTGAATATGGTACCGTTGGCAGTGAGCATCCAAGGTTGATTACTATCAAAGATCATTTTCCAAACTTCAGCCGCCGAATGCACACTCTCCTCACCATCTTGCCAGTCAATTGTGACTTCGGTGCCGCGTTGTTGTTCCATTACAGCGGTATATTCAAGACTGGCAAATAAGCCTTCCCAAGCAGCAGCAAAACTACTACCCGATGATGTCTTTTCCTTGATATACCTATCAGTCATTATCGGCCGGAGTTGGCCAACAATGGTTTCTGGCGCCATGTTGAGGGCTCTAATAGCCGAGGGATACAGCGAGTTGATGTCGATTGAACCGATCCACTCGTGAATCCATTTTTTGGGATAAGCAACATAGGCACCTGCGGCTTGCGTATCTTCATCTGTGAGCCTTTCTTTGCGGTTGGGAACTACAAGACCTCGTTCGTGTGCTTCATTGATAATGGCTTGCTCAGTAACTGCCACTGCACCCATGGTGGTCTGCAGCAGCACTGTGTTCTCATGTGCCAAGGTATTGGCCAAGTCCAAGAAGCGCAGTTTTTTGTCCAGGTGCGCAATCAACATGGTATCCTGGCGATTGTACTCAATGAATCGTTTCCAGTCCTTGTTGAACAACTGATCCAAGGTGCCTTCATACTTGGTCTTGCTGCCTACATCCTCATACTCACCAATGGCATCCAGGCTGTAGCTGTGGCGTTCTTCGTAAGTGTATTTGCGATACAGTTGCATATAGTCCATGTGCACTCGACCCACAAGGTCAAAGGTCATGTTCTCTGCACCAAAGCGTTCAAAGGTTCGCTGCTTGGGAAACTGCCCCCACAAGCAAAAACGCCTGGTGTCGTCTTTGGATAACACGCGAGTCACACGCTGCACAGTGTAGGGAATATCAAAGCCTTCGGAGTTCCAACCTGACAGCACATCTGCATCGTCAATGAGATTGAGAAATGCATCCAACATCTCTGCTTCGGTCTTGAACACAAAGGTGTTTGAGAATTCGCCTGCAATCTCCTGTGCGGTCTCCTCACTCATGTGCCGCGGTGGCACCAACAGGGTCACAATTTGATCCAACCAGTCCATATACAAACTAATGGCAGTTATGGGATTGAATGGATCGTCGGGACGACTGAATCCGCGCTCAGGATCGAAATCTACCTCAATGTCAAAGAACGCTGTATGCAGTCGAGGCGCATCCAGACCTTTGTAGTTTTCTTCCAGGCAACGAAACACCGGATTGATGTCAGACTCATATATGGTCTTGCCCGATTGGATGCGCAGTTCCTTGCGAAACTCTTTGTTTTGCCTGGTGCTGAATCTGGCCACAGGTGTGCCAAAGATGCTGCGGAACTTGCCTCGGGGATCATCGTAGTAGAAAATAAAATTGGCCGGATATTCTTGATATACCCGTTCACCATTTTTACGCTCTACAACGTGTATGCGATCGTGTTCACGATCAAAAAGACTGTCAACGTAACTCATGTATCTCCTGTGGCTTATGGCCCACTGGCCGTTCTGCATGCCCGTAACGTGGGCGAATCGACTGCTTGACAGTAATTATAAGGTTTTACCTACTGTGGTCAAAATTGTTTCCAACAATTCGTGATCCTGTTGCTCTTTGCCAAATTCGGCCTTGTGAGCCAGGCGAATGGCTTTTTTGAGCACGCCGGGTTTGATTTCCATTTCTTCTGCCACGGCTTTGATAGTGTCTGAGAGTCCACCGTTGAGATCTTCGATCTCTTGCATCACGCGACTGCCTTCATTGATGATTTGGGTTAGTTTGGCTTTTTCTTCTGAGCTGAAAATTTTTGATGACATAGCTGTCTCCTAAAAAGTAATCTGTGTATTATACAGCATTACTTTGAGAAAAACAAGACCTATGTAACCATTTAGCCTGTGTATTTGACGTAGTACCGAATACGGTCTAGTTCGGAATTTTCTTTGAGGTTTTTGTCAATGAGAGCTTCATCTTCGTCATCTTCATCATCAGTGCCAATCTTTATGGGACTGTGAACAATGATATCCGATTTGTCGTCTTTGGCCTGCCACTTGTCAGTGGGCACATCGGACCATTTGTCTGCTGGCATGGCAGTTTGTTTGGCCTGGTCTTTGGCCACTGCTGCTGCGATTTTTTCATAGTCGGGCAAATATTCACCTGTGCGTGCTTTGTCGCGCAAGGCCTGTATGGCATCTAATCCAAGACTTGCACCAATTGTTAATGGATGTGGAATACCACCTATCATAGAACCTGCTGCCAAACCTGCACCGGCTATATCTCCTGCTTTGGCTCTCTCATAGGCATCATAGGCACCCAAAGGTACGGCCACAAGAGGCAGTTTCTTGCCTATGACCTTGCCAGCACCTTTGACAGCAGCAGGCACAGTGAGTTCTTCAACATATTGCTTGCCGCCTTCTGGGCCGAAGTCGTTTTGGTCAAAGCCTCGTTTGTACTCACGGTATTCTTCGGTGCCGGGTTTATATCCATGTGCCTTTGGATCAAATCCACGATGATACCAAGCATCAGTACCACCTTGCTCGTAAGGGCTAGATTTTGAACCCTCACCTTCCGCCACACCTTGCTCTGTACGCAACTGATTTGCTTTTTTGGTTCTTTGTCCCATCTTGTCCATTTGATCAGAAAATTCCTTTTCATGC